TAGCTGAACGTCGTTAAACTTAACAGCACAAACTAGAAGGATGAATAATAAACAACAATTACAAGAAGTAATTAATAACAAAACAAATACTATGAATGATAACAATAATAATGCCTTGAGCATAATTAATTCATTTAATCTGTGGTACAGCATATTCACTGGCACCATGGACAAACTCTACAACAATACTTGGTTGGGGTTTGAGTATATCAGGGGAAAGATTATAAATTTTGGAAATTTTATGATGGAAGGTGCAAAAGATAATTATAGGAAATATATGATTAAGCGAGAGGAAATTAATCACAATGTTAAATATCTAGCAATAATTGCCATATTCCTAAAATCACTCATGTTAGTGACCAAAATCAACACCAAGAAAATTAAGAAAAGGAAAGTACCCGGTGTGGTAGTAGCAACGAAGCACTACCTGCAGACACGAGATACGAATTTCATGAAACACTATCTAACATATTTGTGGGATACAGAAGTATTTATGATGGTTGATAAAACCATAACCACATTGTCATATCTCGTTGTGGGACTAGCAACATACGCTCGTCCAATCTTCACGTTTTCAATAGGGGATGCATTAATATTTGATAGCTTGTTATTGCTATTGGTTGCCGACAAGGTGGCAGATAGGAATAGACAGGAAACACAATACGACGACCAAATAACAGAACTAATAGAAAGTTCAGTTGTCGATATTGATAAAAGATACCATAAACTTAAAATTGATGGAAAAAAGCCATACCAATACAAGATATCAAATAAAAAGAATTGCAAGCATGACGCAATGAATTCAGTCAGGGAGGGGTATTATGAATATCTATCAGGAATAACAAAGAAAGAAATTTGTTTGGATGTCTCATCTAGAGGCACACGATTAGATAATGTAATCAAAACACAACATTATTTCGAGATAGGAGATCTAAAATACATACCTAAGGACAGGAAAAACGTGACAAGGAAGAATGGACAGGTTGAGGGCGGGAAACACACCTACATCAACTTCACAAACTGTTGGCATTTGTGTGATTCACGAGAACGAGCACATTGGTTTTCATATATGAAACCCATAACTGCACTAGTACCGCGACATACTATGCCGATAAATACTGAAGAAGCTGTAGTTGAGTTTTTAGAGGAGAAGGGCCAACTGCATTATAGGCAGACTATATGTGGATCAAAATCTTTTGTAGAACCATATCAAATATATACAGAGGATTTTGTATTCGAAACCCATGAGAATTACGATTACATATACAAAATGACGTCCAAATTAATAGGACCAATGCATCTGATGTTATACTATGAACCAATAAAGAAAATATTGACAGGATTTTATGAACCAGTACCAACTTCAAGAAGAATTGACATCAGCGATAAGAACATTATCATATACCCAAAACATGCATTGCTCATATCAAGAAAACAAACAAGATTGATAGTTAGCACACATGACGTTGTTTCTCTTACCAGTATAATTAATCGTGAAACATTTGGTGCAGGAAATGCAACAGCAAATGTAGTAAACAAATCACAAGAACAATCCAAAGATGGATATGTAACCACATCTTTCAATCATTTAGGATATTTAAAAGATGCTAATCCAGTTGAATTATTGAAATCTTCAAATTATACGCTTAATATTCAACATGACATGATAAATGATTATATTTATAAGGATGGTTACCACGAGAAAATAATAAACGATTTAAATGATTACACATTGCCGGAGCCAATAACTAAACCAATAGTGATGACTGGGGGAAAACCTATAACAACACACATATCAAACAAACAGCCACAAGAGCAGAAAACAATCAAATGCACAGTTGGGGGTGAGTCTGACACAATATTGCCATCAGCAGAGATAAGCGGCAAAGTGTTGAGTGTCACATTGCGTTATATGAGTTCTTATAACTCACGAAATTTCACTGAACAGGAAATGAAAAGAAAACAGGGGCTATTACAAAGATTTGCACAACAAATATCCTATATATGTAATGGCGTTGTTCCTTGTTCAATAGATGATCTAAACAATAAATATAAGGACTATAAGGAAACAATATTAAGAGACTACAAGCAATGGACTTACGCACAATGGTGCAATGTGGATGTATTCCCAAAAGGGGAGCCAACAGGGAAAATCAAAGGTAATAGGAACATATCAGCAGTTGAAACTGAGCAGGTGATAGAAATTTTAAAACTAGTCAAACCGGTTTCAGACACACTTAAAGCAGTAAACTGGTATGGACCTGGTAAAAACACCATCAAATTCTTAGACACACTGGCGTGCGCAGGAAATGATTTTTCACAATTTGATGGGTCAATACAATATCTACTTAAAACATTATATTATTATGTATTGACAACAATTTACCCACAATTCAAAGATGATATAACACTGTTGGTGGGAACTGAGTTATTTGGTATGTTTAAGTTGAGCGGTAGGCATATGGAGGAGAAGGGGTTCAAGCTGCTAGTGCCGTTCATTGGGGCAGTGTTGTCAGGAGGTGGGGCAACAGCACCATTGAACACTTGGATCTCAAAGTATGTGGAGTGGGAGTACCTTGTAGAAAAGAAAGGAATGAAAGATTACGCTGCAATGCAGGAATTAGGACGTGGATATGGAGATGATAGCAATTCTAATAGAGATTTTGTCACTGAATTTTCAAAATACGTAAGTGATGAATGGGATCTTAAAATGAAAGCAGAAACAAAAGAATTGCCTGGACAAGTCAAATTCTTGGGTAAATCATATATGAGCAATGAGGGCTCATTATGTGCCCAAAGAGCATTTTTGAAATGGAACGTATCATTTGGGAAATACAAGGACGATGTTAACTTGCTTCTAAAGTGGGCGGGATATTATAATCCCAAAGCAAGTGAGGAGAGCAAGTTGCCGATATTCGGTGACTTGGGGCAGTATGCACATAAGCTGTTAACTAATAAGCAACTAGAGCAAGTGGATTACACATATAAGGAATATAAAGGAAAAGATTCGCGCTTAGAGTATGCTGCCTTTGTAGGAGGAGAGGATAAGTTGAGAGAGCTTGAAATCAGGGTGAAAGAAATAATATCGAAGCACCAAAACAATAGTCTAACGAATGGAAAACACAAAGAAGGAACGGTGGTGGAGATGGCAGAAACCATCTCCCATGTGTTCGTGGGCATTATCGACTCAGTTAAGGAATATTCAAATGTTACCTTAACACAGCAAGGGATCATTATAGATGATTCCGAATACCTGTTTGAGTTGAAACCCGAGAACTACATAAACTACCTAAATACCATTCAACGTGATCAGATATTCCATGACTATTGTCGGTTAGCTAAGATAAAACCCATCACTTTAATCAGAAAACAAATAGGAGGATACATTAATTTTGTATCTTATATTTCAGACCGCTACTATTATAGCAAGAACTTCAAGGAGGCTGTAGGATCCGCATCAGCAGTAATATCATCATATTTGACGTTATTGACAAGTATCAATATACGCAATGACGAAGAGAAACCTAAAGATGATGTTAAAACAAAGACTGAGCAGCCTGTCCGACAAAATAAGTCGTTAAAATACAAAGAAAAAGAAGATAAACCAAAGAAGAAGTTCTCGAAGAAAAAGAAATATGAGATCAGGAAAACAACAAAAGAAGAAAAACCAAAAGATAAAAGTGAGGGTACTACAAGACCCAAACAAAAACCAAAGCCAAGCAAGAAAAATAGGTCAGATAACAACAGTTATCCGAAAGCCACCAGCAAAAGTAGGTGGGTTAAAGTCTAGCTCAACAAGTGGGACAGACTTTGTAAAGACAATTAAAATATTAGGTAGTGATTCTACCGAACTAAATGAGGGAGTTGGATTGATCTACGCAGTAGACGTAGCACCAGCATCTTTCAAAGGGACAAGGTTAGAACTAATGTCAAACGCATATCAATTTTACAAATTCAGTAAATTTGTCATTAAATTCTCGCCATCCATGTCAAACGTAGTGAACACTCAATATTTAATATATTTTGACACGGACCCAACTGATTACCCAGATTTTACATCATTAGATGATGTTCTTAGAATAGCAAAAGCTCATCAAGGAGCCAAGACTGTTCCAATCAATAAACCATGGACCATAGCTTTGCCCATCAGTAGCAAACAGAAGAACTATTATGTAATACCAGACAAGATTGACAAGCGATTGTCAAATCAAGCGAGGTTGTACATAATACAAATTGCTAATCCAACAGGATTCGATGGAAAACCTATAGCAAAGGATAGCCAGGCAGGTTCATTGACATTAGATTGGTCAGTATCATTCGAAGCTCCACAAATGAACAAAATTGACAGAGTATTCAACGGAACATCACAGAAAGATATAATCAGGACCTTTAAAAGATTGACAGGATATAGGCCATATACATTAACAGCTACATATCAAAATGCCTTGACAGGAGTGCCATTTCGCACATCAGTTTACACATTGACTCACGGCATGTTCCCATCAATCGGATCTTATTTAGTTCAGAAGATACCCATTACCTCTAGTTTACCAAATACTTTAAAATATATCAAAACCTTTTCACCTTCAAGCAAGGAACCCCTAACGATGCAAATAGCAGACACGCTAGCTTTAATAGCTGGTGGAACCTTATCAATAAGTGAAGCAGTTAAGTGGGTGCAAGATACGTGGAAGGAAATATCAGGGGGATTAAGTCTAGCATCAGTAGTGTTCGACGTGATGTCATTAGTTTTACCATTATTTGTTAGTGGAACACAGACAGGAGCACAAACATTAGTCACTTATGACGCTTCAGACAGCAACCATTCTCAAATTGTACAAGGATATAACGTAATTAAATATCTCGGACCAGACAAACCTTTACCAATGATTCAGGAAATATTTCAGTTCGAGGACGCCGCACATGCAAATGATGCTGCTGTCACAGTGACGTACAATTGCATACTAATGTTTTACAAGTTAGAAGAAGATGACCAGTATGACTATCCCAGCGCATTGATACCACCAAGGAAAATATAACATTTGGTAAACAACTAGTATCTTAATTGTTGATACAAGTTGAGTTCCCAGTTATCCGACACAGATTACACATCAGGTTGGATGTGAAATCTGTGAGAAAATATAAAATAAAATAAACACAAAAATATACAACTTTCGCTAATAATTAGCACCAAA